TGTCCTTGCTGTAAGCGCGGTACAGGATGTAGTCCTGCAACACGTTGCCGTAGATGTCCGGCAGGCTGATGTTGCCCGCCACAGCGGTGTACAGCGAGCCGTCAGCGGGCTCAGTGATGTCGGCGGGATAGGCGGCGTACACGATGTCCAACTGGGTGTTGGCGGTGGCCGGCGGGTACACGTAGAACACGCGAGGATCACGCGGGTCGTACATGAAGTGCAGCACGTCGTCTTGACCGGTCAGGGAGTGCCAGCCGGGGGTCTGAGCGTCCAGAATCTCGCGGTTGACCATGCGAACTGCGCGGCGGTTGCCAGCCACGCGGGCGTTGCGCACAACCTCAATCAGCTTGGCGCCGTTGGCCGGCAGCGACTGGCGGGAGCCTGCAACGCAAGTGACGGTCTGGTTGGTGACCATCGAGTCGGGGCGGTACATGACCACCTCACGCTGACCATCGTTGAGGTAGCGGACCAGCTCAGGCACCGGCCACCGGATCGAGGTGGTGTCTTGCAGCGTCTCGACGCAGCGGCGGATGATGGAAGAAGCGGCGATAGGCATCTCAGAAACTCCTCATGGCGATGCTCATGGAAGACACCGCGCGACCGCGTAGCGCTTCGACACGAGCAATGTTGATCTTGGCCCTGACCTTCTGGAACAACACCAGCGCCTTGGCCTCGCTTGTAAACCCCTGCCCAGGGATGTCGTGCAAGCGCGCCAGTGCTCCATCCACCACAATGTCGGCCCATTCGTTGAAGAGCGCCTTGTGAAACTGCGTGGCGTTGCGAGTGGGTCGTGTGGCAACCCGCACGCGCAGAGCGTCCGGCTGGTCCTTGTCTGGGAAGGGCAGCAGTCGCAGATGCAACGACTCGTTGATGTCCCGGGTAAAGTAGTACCGAGGCTGCCCTGGCATGGCCTCCATGGCGACCTGGAAGCTTGGGATGGGGCCGAGCATGGTGTCGGACAGCCATACACGCATAACCTGCACCAGCTCCTGCTGCGACGGCATGCCCAGCGCGTAGTCCCGAACCCCATCGAAGACCGACACAGGGTCCAGGTCTGTCTGAACCACCAGGGCCTGGTCGCACAGCGCGATGGCGGAATCAACCAGCGCCTGCTGCGCAAGCGGCTCGGGGCACCCAATCACGTGGGGCAGCAGTCGGCTAAAGAAAGCGCTAACAGGGACCATGTGTTGCCACCTAAAGAAATGGCCCAGCTTGGGCTGGGCCATTCTACATCCTAACAGCTAACACATCAAGCGGCGATCATCAGCGCCAGAGACTCGGGCTTGACCACCTTGAAGCCGTAGACGTTCAGCGAACGGATGTAGTCGCCGAAGTCGTTGGGGTTGCGGATGGTCTCCATCTTCGTGATCTGGGAGGCGAAGGTGATCGCGCTCTTGTGACCAGCGATGATGACGCGGCGCTTGGCCAGCGTACCAGCGGGCTGGATGCTGTTCTCGGTGCCGTCACCGGAAATCCACGCAGCAGCAGTGCCGGTACCAGCAGCACCACGGGGGAGCTGGTTGGTCACGTACACGGTGAAGCGGTCGATGGTACCGATCTTGCCGTTGCGCACGGGGCTGGTGGCGTCGCCGGTCGAGTAGGCTTTGGCCAGATCGGACTGGAACAGCAGCGCGCGGGTCAGCGGGTCGATGACCAGGTAGCGATCGCTCTCGGGCACGTTCTGCTCGTCCAGGATCGAGGCCATCTCCAGCACCTTCTGCACCACGTTCGTGGCGTTCAGGGTGACAGGGGCGGCGTCGGTGCCCATGGCGTAAGCGCCGGACTTCACACCCGCGTTCGGGCCCTTGTTGGCTGCAGCCCCCTGGAAGACGGTGTTGTACAGCACGTTCGAGTCGATGGCCACGCGCATCTGCTCGGCGGCGTCACCGGCGAACATGTCCATCAGGTCGGGCTTGGCCTGGTACTCCAGCACGTCGTTGATCTGGAAGGCAAAGTACTTGCCCTTGTCGATCACGAGCTCCTGCGCGTCAGGCGTAGGAACCTGGTAGTTCACGCCACCGCCAACGGTGTAGTTGGCCACGGTGATGGTCGGGGCGGTGTTGATCACCACCTTATCGCCCATGCTGCCGATGTCGCCCTGCCAGTGGGTGTTGGCGATGTCGCCGTACACCGAAGCGGCGTAGAACTTGGCGTTCAGCTTGGCCGACCAGACGGTCGGGATGAAGTTACCCGAGTAGGGCGGGGTCGTGTTGAACGGCGACTGTACTGGAAAGACAGCGTCGTTATTGCGAATGACTGCCATGATGCACTCCTAAGAAAAAACTCTCCCGCCCTACCTGCTTACCTCACTCGGCCTTCGGCAATGGCGGCATTGATCTTGGCCTCAACCTGCTGCATCTCCTGCTGCCGACCGCGGTACAGACCTCGCGCCACATCGTCGTAGAAGGCCTTAATCTGGGCCTGTGTAATGATGGGCTTGTTGTCCGTTGCGGTCGGTGCAGCCGACGCTGCAGCCTTGGGGCTTACCTGTTTGTCCACCGGGTTGGTCTTCGGTGCCTGGGGCTGGGTCGCCATGAACGCCTTGAACACGTTGGCGGCGCGCTCGGAGTTCAGGGACTGCTGGGCAGCATCCAGAGCAGCCTGACGGGGCTGGCCGTACACCGGGTCTACCTCTGCAAGCCAGGCGAGGAACGCCTGATTCACGTTGATTTCTTCCCAGTTCGGCACCAACTTCGTCAGTCGGTCGAAGAACGCCTGCTCAGCCGTCATGGCCACAGTCTCGGTCGTGCCCTTGAGCGCTCCCTCCAACTTGACCAGCCGCTGCTCGAATGCAGCTGCTTGACGCTGAAACTCTGCGGCTGCACCGCCGAACATACGCTCGGCAACACGCTGCACCATGTCCACCAGGTCTTGGCCGAAGGCCTCAACATCCTGTGGGTCTGCCACGGGCTTCTTCTCCTGCACAGCCGGCTTGGCCACTTCTTCCAGCTTGGCGATGGCGGTTTCGAGTTGGGTCTTCAGCTCGGAAACCTGCGCCTGCAGCTTCGGGACATCACTGTTGTACCGGCCCTGGAGGGTCTTGTACTTGTGTTCCCATGGATCGGGTTGCGGTGCGGTCGGTGCGGGAGCAGCAGCCTGTGGCTGCGGCTCTACCTCCTTCGGGGCTGGCTGGTCAGTGATCGGTTCCTGCGTCTGCAGGTACTCCGCCGGTTTGTTCATCGCAGCGAGCGTTGCATCGGCGGCCTCGACTTGAGCCTGAATTTGCGGGGGCAGTGCCATGAATTTTCTCCTGAAGCCATCGGCCTCTCAGGTCTACAAATCCGGCGGGCGCTGGCACGCTTGCGCCGGGGTGATCGGTTACTGCCTAACAGCAGCGGGGGCCTTGTCCATCAACTCGATCATCTGCTGTAGCAGCTGGGCTTTCCCTTGAGCTTTGCGCAGTTGTTCGACGTCGCTGTTTTGGACAAGGACTCGAAGTTCCATGTCGAGCTTGGCGTTGATCCATTCCCTCAGCTTCGGCTGCCGAGCTAGGAAGGCAAACAGTTCAAGCTCTTCGTTACGGTCAATTGTGATCATATCACACCCGGTTTGTCAATAGGTTTTGGCTATTTTGGTGAATAGTTGTCTGTCACCGGTGCGCCATCCATCAACTCCTGACCATTACCCTGGGCTGCAGCCGCCTGCTGTTGCTGCATGGCGGCCATCTGTGCCATGGCTGCGCGCTGCTTGAGCACCGACAGCGACGGGATGATCTTATCGGGGTTGAGGTTAAGCCCCTTGGCGGCCTCGCGCAGAATCTCAGCGCGCCCTTCGATGCCCATGATCTGCAGATCAACCGGGTTGCCCGTGGCGGCCAGGAACTCATTGCGCCGAACCTGCGCAGCCTCCTTGGTCACCAGGGACAGTGCGCCGCGGGCTACGATCTTCAGGTCGCCCTTGAGCCCGGAGTCCGGGTCGTACTGCATGAGCCACTGGTAGGTGCGCTCGATGGACGGGCTGATGACGTGCAGGTCGATGCTGGAGAGCAGCTGCTTGATCTGCTTGGAGGCGTTGGTGATCATCATGCTCATGCCCGACGCGGTGCGGCCAGCGCCGCCCTCCCCGCCTGCCAGGCCCGTCATGTAGCGTGGGATGCCCGAGTATTCATCGGCGATCTCGCTGAACCGCTGGAACACGCCCATGAGCTCGTTGGCGTTACTACTCGGCTGGAAGAAGTCGATCGCCTTGCCCGAGCCGCCCATGGGGTCGGAGCTGACCTGCCACAGCTTCCACGGGAACATCTCGTCGAGCTTCTCGCCGGCGGGCAGGCGGTCCACGTTGATCTGCACCTGAGGCCCGGAGGAGATGCCCATGTTGTTGGCCAGCGCGCGTGCGGCGCTGTTGCACATGTCCTGGCAGTCGCGGATACAGTCGAAGAGGCTGTTGTGCCAGAAGGCGCCCGGGATGCGGCTGTAGCCGTCCGCGTAGTAGGGCCGGCGGTGCAGCGGGTCGGGGTTGATCACCGCCTTGATGACGTGCGTACCGATCAGCCAGGCCTCGACCTCGTACTCCTTGGTCTCGTCAGGCACCTCGTCCTCACCCATGCCCCACTCACGCAGCATCGCACCGCTGACGGAGCCCCAGTACTGCAAGGCGTCGATGAGGTCCGAGCGCTCAGTGCTGGCTGACAGGGTGTCACGCCCCTCCGCGGCGGCGCGCTCCGTGTCCACGCTGAGCCACTCGTGCAGCCCGCCGGAGCCGTGGTCCTTGAGCACCTCACGGATGGTCGCCTCGTTGTATCCGTCGATACCGATCATCGCGTTGAGGTCGGCGCGGGAGAGCTTGTGGCGCTCGATCAGAAACCCGTCATGCACCGTCTTGCTCCACGGCGCGGGGTAGATGTTGAACGGATCGACGCGCTCGAACTCCAGGCGCTGCTCAGCCGTCGTCACCGGCTGGAACGTCCCGTCAGGCCCCTGCTCCCACTTGAGCTGCGGCACCTTGCGCACCACAGGGCCCTTGAGGAACGCCGTCTTGAACACCATCAGGTCGTCCAGGAACTGGTCGATCGCGTCGAGCCAGCCACCCTCCACGCAGATGTCCTCGATCTTCTTCTCGGCGCGCTGGGCGTAGATGCGGGCCGTCTCCATCACCTGGTTCTCCAGCGCCTGCTTGGCGTCCACCAGCATCTGGCGGATGTCCGCGATGGACATGGGCAGCCCGCTCATCTCAGCCTGCATGACCAGCTGCTGCGTGGCCTGCATGATCTGGTCCACCTCGGCGGGCGGCAGGTCTGGGTCCGGTGTCGGCTGGATGGTCCACGGCTTCTCGGTACCCGAGCCCACGACGACGTCAGTCAGCAGCGCCTTGGCCTGGCGGGCTTTGGTGGCGAACAGCATCATGTAAATCTCACTGCCGCCCTGCTGCCGGATACGACTCAGCGTGTCGGGGTCATACTCCCCGCGGCGGGACCGCAGGGCCGACAGCATGTCCTTCTCGATGGTCTGCTTGGCGTCCTTGGCCAGGCTCCAGTGCCGGCGTATGTGTCCCGCCAGGGACTGCATCACCGGGTCGCTCGTCTGCTGGGCGTGGCGCGCGGCCTCGGCTGCGGCCTCTTCTGCCTGAAGTGCGCCGAGGGATTTGACGTTGACGGTGCCGCCCAGTGAGTAGGTCGGCGCAGATGTGGGGGGTTGGAGACCGAGCTGCATGGATTGGCCCTTGAGGTGCTAACTCCTACTATTATGCCCGGTAGCTGTCAATACGCATAGCGTACCTTCTGCACCTCCCGCCGGCCGGACTGGGCTGCGACACCGCGCACTCCCATGTCGATCACCGCGTCGGCGTACTGGTTGGCGTCGTGCACGTGGCTGAGGGAGTTCTTCTCCGGGCGGTCCTC